TCTATGTAGATCACATCACCTGAGTTTGGATCTACTTCTGCTTTTGCATAACCATTAGTGAATGCCATACCTAGATCATATTCTGCATTGTTTATAACCCTTGTTGAGGATCCTGAAACAATTGGGAAGTTGATGTCTGGGTCAGCAGATGCACCTGAAGTAGAACCCACGATTGGGTTACCGCCTTCAAACTCGATTAGGTTACCAGTAAATTCTGGGAAGATACCGTCAACTCTATTCTGATAATATTTAAGCACCTTAGTGGTATTGTTCCATGATATAACACGTCCTCTTGCAGTTACTTGCTGTCCACCAACAGTACGAGATTGTGTTATAATCTCATCAGTTTGGAAGTTTCCAGTAAACGTAGGTGCAAAGATTGCAGCTTTAGTAGCACTTAATGTCAGGTCTGATGTTAATTCCTGTGTGCCATACTTGTTAGGGTTGATAACTAGACCGATACGACGGTAGTCGTTATCAGTTGGGAAGTCACCTGATCCTTCAGCATAAGTGAATTTAGTGTTGATCATCACACGGAATCCACCCAATTCGGTAGCAGGAGAAGCACCATGTCCTAGTGTAGGAGGAATAACAACCTCAACATTACCACCAGTACCTGTTCCAGCACCAATACCATTAACCTCATCGATGATAACTTTACCGAAGGTATATCCAGATCCACCAGATGTAACAGTAGCAGAAGCAATACGACCACCGTCTACAACTAATGAAACCCTACCACCTACACCGTCACCTTTAATAGGACAGTTTTCATAGGTACCATTGTTATAACCACTACCAGATGATCCAATAATAATAGTGTCAATCTCTCCACCAATAGCGTCTGCTACAACAGCAGTATCTTCAAGCACAGGCATGTACTCGTTGGAGAAGAATTTTAAGACTTGACCAACAGGGATCGTGTACATATACTTCCAACGGTAGCCATCAGCAGTTGTGATAACTGAAGTGGACGTTCCTGTAGGTTCAACAGTAGAAGGTTTACCGTTAGGATCAGAAGGAGATGTCCCGTTGTAAATGCATTTATAAGTCTGATACGACGAGTTAACAACGTAGAAATCAGAGTCGTAAAGTTTAGTCGCACCCGATGATGCAGTTTTAGTCGAGGAGTAATCATGACGATACATATCATAAACGTAACCCAATCCACCAGTGGTTTGCTCTGGGGGAATCCAGTCGGTACGCCTGACCACCTGAATAGTGTCATTTGCTAACACTCTCTTCAGAGAGATCATATCCGAATAGTCATCCGCAAATTCTTGGAATGAATCTACTGGGTCTGGAGGTGCATTCTCATTATCCCACGGTTGTGGTCTGCCTATGAACACATAAAGACGATCTCTAGCACTACCTGCCAACAGGTCAGACTGCGTAGGATCGGGTCCTTCAAGTGCTTTCCTAAACCTTTCGGCAGTAAAGATTCTAAATTGGTCGGTAAGTAACGCCATTGTTAACGATTGCCTTCTTTATATTTATAGGGGTTAGTCTTCCTCATTTCTGACAGCACCTGTATATTCGATAGAATATATCTTTGCTGTAGCACCAGAGGTTACCCCTTGTAAGGTTTCACCCTCTGACCACAGATAATTTGGATCATTATAAACAATATCCTTAATGGTTATTGTGTGTAGACCTTCATTGGTACCAATAAGAGGTCCAGATACTATTGATGTAATGGTTGCAGTTAAACCAGTAGTATTACCTTGGACAGGTTCATCAGCTACGAATAGTGGTGCAGGATTAATATACTCAACAATAAGAGTTGCTGTTGAGGTATGTGTATCTCCATCACCTAAAGCACCAGCAGCAGTAATAGTAGCAACTAAAGAGTTTGGACTTCCATCATATATCTGATCACCAACTTGGAATAGAGTGGTGTTTTGTCCACCAAGTGTTTCCTCTATACCATATTTAGACGAGGCTATGCCACCATCTAAACAAATTTGATTTTCATACTCTGTACCAGTATTAACTAAGTCAATAATACCATCACCAAGACCATCCAATTCATCATCATCTTCAAACTTTCTATTAAGAATTGCACTTATTGGATCAGTAAACGTAACAATATCATTACCTTCAGATTCTAATAATACATGTGGTTCAATACCAGTACCTGATGCACCAGCAGATCCACCAACAAATGCTATGATCTTAGATTTCTCATTAGATCTACCACCATCGATGAATGCCAATTCATCAACCTCAAAGGTTAGATATAGGAAACGATTAGTGACATCCCAGTCATATACAATAGCAACTCGGTTATTAGATGATTCCTCAACCCTTCTAACCTTGTCAGTTACTTGGAAATTGTATGCTGTAATATCAGTATTAGGATCATTCTGTAAAGTGTCTAGTGTAACTTTCTGATCGAAACGGAAATTAACACCTCTATCACAACCAGTAAATGCATCATAAAGTGCACCATCAATACCAGCTTGAGTCCTACCTGTATACCTAATTACCTCTCTACCAAGCAGGATTTTACCTGAACCTGGATAAGGATTAGTAGTTTGTACATATATGGTACTAGTACTAGAGTTAACATTAGCAGTTAATCCAGTTACATTATAAATGACTGAGTTTAAAGACTGTCTGTTTCTTGCCTCACGAATAAGGTCAGTATCTCTAGTAAAGATAACCTCTGGAGGAGTAGTATATCCACCACCACCTGTAAGTAGACCAATATCTGTAATTTGACCAAGGTTTATGAATGCCTCAGCAGAAGCACCAGATCCACCACCTTTAATTAACTGTATAAGTGGAGGAGTCTCAAAGAACTCACCTTGATTAGTTAATGTAATAGAAGAAACTTCACCAAACTGGTTGACATTGGCAACACCAGTTGCACCTTGGCCACCACCACCGCTAATGATAATATTTACGTCTTCCTCTGTGTAGTTTCTACCCTGTTGCTCAATAGCAAGACCTGTGATCAAACCTGTAACAGGTACCAATTCAGATCCAGATCCACCACCACCTACAATACTAGCAACAGCATTAAAGTATCCATCACCAGGCACATTCATTTGAATGAAATCTATACCACCATCATTCTTCAAGAATACGGTACCAGTTGCAGACCCATCAGAATTTCCATCTTGTATCTGTAGTCTCAATGGGTTATATCCTTCACCTGGATCGATAACTTCTACAGCAGTTATGACACCACCATCCCCTTCGACTACTGCTCTAAGAACAGCATCTCTGATGGGTGTGCCACAATTACCAATTCTCAATCTTGGTGGATCAGCAGGATCATATCCTTCTCCACCATTGATAACATAGACATCCCTCACCCCAAAAGTACTATTGAAAATTGGGAAGATTTCGGCACCGCTACCTGGGACTGTTCTTGTCATATTAGACCACCGTTAAGTTTCCTACCATTGCTGGATGCATTGTGCACTGGTAAACATAAGTTGTACCAGCTGCTAGATCCATTGGGACTGTCCAGAATTGGACTCCTTCTTGAGATCCAGTAACACCCTCAGTCACAGCAGTACCACCTGCTGTTTGTCTTAGAGCGAAAGGATGTCCAGAAGATGTATTATTATTAAACCTATATGTGAATCCTCTATACACATAGATTGTTGGATTCGCTGTAGTAGGGTCAACACCACCACCTGCAAATAGATAATCACTGTTATTAGGACCAGTTATTTCAAATCCTATACATGGTGTTACTGTTGGATCCCAACTTGTACCATTATAGATGATATTATCATTTACTGTAGCAGCACCTGAAAGATACAAATCAGCGTTAACCGTTACTGTGTTTGAGGTTACAGCAGTTGTTACACCCTGGCCACCTGCTACGCTAAGAGAAGAAGTTGCAAGGGCAGCAGTTGTGGTACCACTGTCTCCAGTAACTGTTCTGAAAACTACTTGCTCTACGTTAGGTGAGTCATTTGTAATCGTGAGATTATCTCCACTGACAGCAGTACTAATACCAGTCCCACCAATGAGGTTAATAGTAGCAGTTGTACTACCTGCGGTTTTGTTTCCTGAGTCACTTCCTATTACACCGTATGCGTTCTGGTTGGCATCTCCAAGAGTACCAGTCATATTGATTGTGACTGTATCTCCTGTTATAGCAGTAGCAATATTAGTGCCACCAGCAATTATTAATGTGTCTGTAGCAGCAGACGCTGTTGTTGTACCAGTGTCACCAGTGACAGTCTCAAATAAATTTTGAGTAGTGCCTCCACCACCTCCACCTGAAGAATCATCGTTAGCAGGTTCCCACTTACTAGTAGCAGAATTCCATTTGATGACTTGACCACCTGAAGGACCACCTCCAATAGTCATATCTACATCACCAAGATCTCCAAGACTATGATCTTCACCTATAATCTTTTTCCAACCACCATTAGTAGCAACTCTTGCTATATTATCACCACTCACTAGGGCAAACATACCCTGATGAGTTGCAGAATCAGGTAGGTCTCCTGTAGATGGGAAATAATTACTATACTTTAACTTACCATCAGCACCATCAATATATGTTAGAGATGATCCTGTGTTACCACCCCATAATTTAATGTCTCCAGTGCCATTAGGTTTGACAACTATGTCACCATTGTTAGCAGATATGATCTGATGACCATTAACATCTACATTTCCAGAGAACGAATCAAAATCACCCTCAGCAAATTGAGCACCATTCCATTTTAGAACTTGTCCTGTGCTAGGAGTACCAACATTAACTTGTAGGTTAGTATCATTACCAAGATTGGTATATATTTCATCAATGACGCTATTCAATTTGATAGCACCATCTCTTAGACTGTCTCCAGTCCCGTCATTCGCTGACGTTCCAATTGCTAGGGTTTGCTTTGCCATGATAGTAGTCTTTACAGTGTTATTTAGGTGCCAT